ACTGACTTCCCGAAACTGTCATTGATTTCTATTGCAAGGTCAACCGCATTAAGGGTAAGGGTTGAATAAAAAAAACCATTGATATAAAGGTTCGGAGCGTACTTGTTGCGCTTCGGGTTCCGGGAGATCTTCATCTTCCAATTAGCGTAACCTTCTGCCTGTTTCCTGGTCTTGAAATAGGGATCATTGAGGTAAGAAGGTGTAATATCAGATCCATCCGGCTTCTGGCCGTCCCACATCTGATTTTTATTCGCGCTGAGAAATTCCTTAGAATGTTTCTTATTTAACTCTGTAACTTTACCGCGAATATCTAAGGACAATAACGACGCTCTTAACTCCGATACCGTTCCCATTAAACAGGTTTTTCAGGTTCTTTTAGCTTTTTGGCTTTAGCGTAAACGGCTTTTAGTTCTGCCTTTCTTTTTTTCTCATCCATGTGAAGACAGTAATTCGGCATGGTTGCAGCCAGAAAATCCTTTTCCGATGCAAACGACTGGAGGAACGCAAGGCTAAACCCTGCGCTCCTGTCGCTGGTAAGTATCTCTGCCATTACGGTTGTACAAATGTTGCAGAAAGTGTACCTGATTCAAACCCATTATCTGGTGGCCCACCGATTCCAAGCGTGTCAAGTGCTGAAGTCGATGCCAGGGAAAATACATGTTCCCCTGCCGGTGTCGTTAGTGTGAGTTCTATTGCTTCTTCTGCTGCCACAAGTTGATGAGATGCAGGGGTAACGGCTGCACCAGCCTTTGTTACAACCCAGGCATTTTCATCGTTCAATAGTGCAGAATAGAGCGAATAAAGATTAACTCTGCTGTATCTTTCGACTACTTTGATAGAGATTTTCGAAGCCGGGGTAAGTGTTCCAAGTACCAAGTCAACGTCGATAATACCCTTAATTGATTCGGCTGGATCAGAAGTCAGTGGAAGGAAAACACAGTTTCCCTTATTCAGCTCTTCCGGGTTTGCCAGGGTAATTTCAAAGTAATAACCGGTTGTTTTGCTGCCGTCGTTCATTGTCCACTTTTCAAACTCGACGTTTTCAATCGAGAATCCTTTCATTCCACCGGTAACGGCGGTCGATTTGGTTCCGAAAACGACATTAGCAGAGTCGGCAAAAATGATCTTCTGGCTTGCGGTCTGGTTCAATGTCTGAAGGCTTGAAAGCCAGCCCACACCACAACCAACAATAGAGAACCGCCAGATATATTTACCATCCCTCACAAAGAGTTTAGACCCGTATTTCGTAGTCTCATATACAGTTGCCTCACTCTTGTCCTCCGGATTGTCGAACTTTCCAAAAGGCCGGGCGCGAGTAGCTGAAGGTAAAATAACAAGTGCCTGCATCTTTGTAAAGAATGTCGCAGAAGTAGCCATTTCGGCTGCTGATAGTTCAAGTGCTTTGGGTAAGAAACAGCCCCAAACGATATTTTTTGGTTTGAAGTCCGCAGAGGGCGCGCCTGTGTTTCCAAGTGCAGCAGCCACTCCGGGATCGTTAAAATTTCCCATTTTATTTAAGTTTTGTGAAGTGTTAATTTTAAATTCGTTAATTCAATGCAATCAATGTAATCGGAAAACGCATATTTCCCTTTACCATACTTGTAACACCTTGTTGCGATATGTTCGATGTCTTGCCAAGCGGCCTGTTTATAATACCCGCTTGAAGCTATCGACTTTAAAAGCTGTTCATATACCGGAATAATCTTTGCCTTAAAGTTTAAGGTCAATCTTTGTGATGCTGTATATTCCGGACGGGTAAGACAACCAACAATCAGATGAAGTGATAGCTCTGATTCGACTGATGAATCCTTGCCCCTACCCTCCTCAATGTCGGTAAATAGCGCAACTAATGGATATTTTACCTCAGAATACGATACACCTTTTGTCATCTGTATTAAGCTATCATCAATTTCCTGAATTGGCCCAAACAAATAATTGATATATGTAATACCGATATCCGATGCTGCCATTATAGCCGTTACAGTCGTTACAATTACTCCTATCTGATCTTCGATGTACTTCATAAGTAAGGGTTTATTATTTTGAACTCACTTAATCCGTCATCATCGTAAGAAAATTCAGGATAAGACAAAACCTGAGCATCCTCTTCAATCCACTCCCAAAAATCTTCAATCATCTCAACCATGAGATTCCATGCCTTAATTAGTTTGAAATTTTCGGCCTGAACAGAATTTTGATACTCAGGTTTTTGCTCTCCTGAACTAACGCTAATAGTAAGGTAATGCCTGCGAAGAAAGAAATAAACGTAATTAGCCGCCGGAGAGATGTAAGTAGGCGTAACTCCTGAAATAACATAGATTTTGTTTTTCAGGGCCGTCCACTTTGCATCAGGACTTCCGGTGTTTATTCCGGCAATATATAAGTCATAGAGATCCTCACCCAGTAGCCTTTTTAAAAACTTCGGCTCGTACAAATTGCAAAACGATGTTAATTCAGCAATGTTTGAACTGCCAGCCAAAGTTGTATTGGCCAGGTTTGGAATTAAAACTTCCCCTACGAAGTATTCTTTTGCCAGAAATATATATGCCATTATTTTCCTTTCTTCTTCGGATCTTCAATCATCCCGTTTTTTAACAGGTGCGGAACCATGTGTTCCGGAACCAATATTACTGATCCTGTTTTTGCAGGGTGCTTTTCGGTTGCGATGACCTCTACCTTTTTACGGGGGTCAATAATTACTTTGTTTTTCTCGATTACTTTCATATGATTTTAAATTAAGATTATGCTTCGGTGATTGCAGCTTTAATGTTTACAATCGAATCATAGACAAATGAGTTAACATGGTTGTCTTTGATATAGTGATGCAGGCGCATAGCAGCGCGAACGGTGATCAATCGCTTTGTAAATTCACCCGTCAGATTGTATCCTATTGCCAACTCGATATCCTGTAAAACCTTGATATTGCTTTTCAGTTTATTACCAACAAACAGATACCCTGCGGTTACAAAACTTGTCCGATCAATAGGAATACCGGCAAAGCGGGTTCCATCCGGAGAGAGCAAAGGATGACCAACGTAGCGACCCTGGCTATCTTTTGTTCCTATGAGGGTTTCGTAGTCGGCCGGGTTCATAAGGATCATGTTAGCGGTATCAAACCCTACAAGTTCGACCTGGCGAATACAAGCAGAAATACAGTCCCCAATGTTCGGGGTCTTAACGGCAATCGTAGTAACGCTAAATCCAGCGTTTGCATAAACCGTTAATCCTTTCAAGTGAGATGTAAGCCCGGTTCCGGAGAAAATTTCAGCGTCAGCATTTTTCTTTACCTGATAGATCAACTCGCGGTCAATCTCAGAAGCCATGAAATCAATGTCATTGATCATGTTTTCGTGAACCGTGATGAATGCGCCGGTATCTTTTGCACTCGAAGAGTTAACTTCAATATCAAAATCAATCTGTTGAAAAGCCTCGGTATCTAAAACAAAGGCAACCGTTCCATCGCGATTAAGTTTCTCAACAAATTCAATTGTTTTATTTGAGGTAGGGCCATAACCAATAACATCCATAATGAACCTTTGTTCAGCAGCAATGTCAACCAACCCAGGCTCACGGAAAGCAGCAGGTACGGTTCCGGTTACGTTTGTAGAACTAAGCATATTTGCAGCGACCTTAACGGAGAATTTAATTTCTTTTACCTTCCCATTTGCGAGGTTCTGCATTGCATCTTTGTTTTCCAGCATGTAGTCTTTAAACTGCTGGCCAACGGATTTGAACCTTGAATCCTCTTTTCCTTTTTCCTGTAATGCTTTCAATTCAAGTCCCTGCTTTTCAAAGGCTGTCTGCAACGCTTTAAACTGCTCATTATCTTTCAGATCAAACTTGTATTCTTTGAGGATTTTGGATATGTTTTCCTGGAACTTTGTTTCAGAAATATAATCTTTGTCCTTTTTCTCCATCTCGGTTTTGATTGCCCCGGTAAGTGCTGTATATAATTCGGCTTCTTTTCCTTCGAGGGTCATCCCGCCTACAACAATGGGAGCAATGGCCATAAATCCGAGACCGGTTGTAAGGTCGGTAAACAGTATCATGGTAGCGATAATTGCAATAATAGCGATTGCAAATCCGGCTATCTTTTTCGTTCTTTGTGATATTAACTTTTTCATTTCAGTAATTTTTTAAGATTAATTAAAGGGGTTTTAGTACCGCGTAAGCGTGGATAAACTTGTGTCCGGTTGCATCATTGTCGGCCTTAATTCTGTAATAAGGGAAGCAATATGCTCCGTCCGTAAAAGTGTACAGTCCGCTTTCAATAAGTGCGGCTGTAATACCAAGCGATGACCATATTCCGGTCGGAGTTGTGTACGCGGTTGTTCCTGTTCCGGCAAACTGATCCGGAAGTTCACTTAGATAAAACCAATTAGTATTATCCAAACTGGCCTGAACCTGAAAGTGAATAGAGTCTCCTGATCCCTGAACCTGGCCATGAGTGTAACCCACAACAAGTTCTTTTAAACAATAACCCGTAATCGGTTTTACTGCCTTTACCCTATGGGGCCCAACGGTTGAGTTTGTCGTACCGGAAACACCCATAAAATAGAAATAAGTGTCTACATTATCCTGAACAGAGTCATAAACCGGGTCGGCAATAGTTAGCAGAATCGTCTGCGATTGTGTTGCGAATGCTGAAAAAATCAGTATCGCAAATAAGATGAATACCTTTTTCATTTTCTTTTTAGTTAATTGTAAATGATTGAATTGCTTTTGCGACTTTAGATAAGTCTGTCGGCTCACCTTTTCCCGAAGTGGTTTCCCGGCTTCTTTGTATGATGAGTGACTGTATATAAGATTTTAATTTTTCAAGCTGTTCAAGTTTTATATCTGTAAACTTGCAATTCAAGAGTAGGTCATAAAACTTCTGCTCTTTTAAAAGCTCTTCCATGTCCATCTCCTCAAGCGACTTAATATCTACCGTTGTAGCCAATGGATTAGCAGCGCGCCGGGTCAGCGTTGAGACTTCACCAAGAAATATCTCTTTTAGGTGAATTGGAGAAGTGGGATTAGAAGGATCCTCCTGATCTATTTTGACAGGGATATATCCTATTGAATGAGGCATAGACTTACCGGCCTCAGCCATTGCTTTGTACTGAGCGTATGTCTCTTCGCCGCAAACAGTATCAAGTATCAACTTTGAAGTAACCAGTAGCCCGTAATCATCTTCTTTGAGTTCCTGGATCACCCCTGGCATGTTCTCAGACCAATGGTTTTTATAGTGCATGATCTCCGCAAAGTTTTCTTTGATTGTCTTTTTGAAACAACCCTTATCGCAGATCTCATTGTACCGGTCGGTATTCCCGAAAACGGCTGCATAGAAAATGACTATCCCGTTTTCTCCGACCTCTTTTACCTTTGAGATAAAAGATTTATACCTTAGTTTTCCTTCTTTGACTGTCATGGCCTACGGTGTTAATGTTACTTTCTTCCAGCGTGCAGCAATAGTTCCGGTAAGTTTTATCTTAATCCACAATGAAGTATCTGATGCGGTGATCCTGGTAAACATTGATCCTACTGGATATTCATATGCGCCATTTAAAGAAACTGTGTCGGTGCTTGTGATTGTGATTACAGGAGCAATAGAAATTAATTGTGATTTCGTTTGTCCGTTCTTTAAAACCTCAAATGCGTTTGCCCGCGCCTCGTCGGAAGTTCCGTTACCTATTTGAAACAATGGATCAGTCACAACCCATGTACCTGCTGTGCCTCCTCCGGTGTTATATCTCCCATAAGCCGCCGAATACATCGCTTCTGCCTTTGTTTGATAACCCGCAGAAAATGTCTCAGACCCGCTTGATATTGTCGATGATCCAGTTGAAGTAGATCCTATTCCGCTTGCTGTCGTCGCAACTCCACAGGCAAATGAATAGGTTCCGCTTGCAGTTGTGTTATAATTAAGTGCTGTCGCCCCTCCTGCACTTGCAATAGTTCCATACCCGCCAGCAAATGAAAAATCACCAATAGACGCCTCGTTCCATTGCGTTCCGTTTATATAACCAGCCCTAAATGATGATTTTTTTGGATGCCACACTAACCGTGTACCTGCTCCGAGATCTGGTTCCGCCCATCCCACTCCTTGTGTCCCTGTTAGAATTAAAGCATCTCCGACATTTCTTAAAACAATATGATCGGTTAGTCTTGAAAATGAAGTAATATCTTCAACGGTTGCCCCCCAGTCCAGGGCCGGACGGTTGACTGACTGTGAGAGGGAAGCCAGCGAAATGATTGTAAAAATCAATATGAATAACTTTTTCATAATTATCTCCTTTTAAGGTTATACCAACAATTCAGAGTTGCTTTCTTTCCGCTTTGAACAGTGAAAAGAACACGTATTTTATTGCCCGTAAGAACATCATCTTCATAGGCCGTGTAGCCCGCGGCAGTAGTTAGCGTTGTCGCTGATACTCCGCCATAGTCAAGCCATGTAGAGCCGTCAACGCTCTGCTGGATTTTTACGGTCGAAGTAGTGCCGTCGTTTGCAGACCACTTGATCAGGATTTGCCAACTGTAATTCTCTGATACTGTAAATGAAAATGCAGAGTCGGTTGAGCAAATCGCATCCGTTACGAACTTCTTATAAACCACATTTGTCCCTTGCGAAAAGACAGCGAGAGGAAAAATGATAAGCAAGGCAATAAATATCTTTTTCATAATCTATTTTTTAGGCGTTAATTCATAGGTTGTATTTCCACCGGAGTAATATGTTTTTCCGGTCGGGGTCAATGGATCAAAGGCTGCACCTTGCGGTAAGAACTCTGAAATCAATATCCTGTACTCTTCTTTGGTTATTACTGTATCATTAAACAGTTTGCTAACTCCATTCACAAAAGAACTCAGGGCGTCTGCTTCTTCTTTCTTAGATTTCTGCAGGCAATCAATGTGATCGAAATAGACCTTTAAGTTTTCTTCGAGCTGGAAGTAAGATTTCAGGACAAGAGCAAGGCTTTCAGCATCGGGAATAGTTACATTCTGATAAAGCGCGCGGTCTGTTTTGTCCTTGTTTGTGTAGGTTGTCTGGTCTGCCCAGGGCAAGTCAAAAGGAGAAAGGTTGTAAGCGGCTGCGATAACCTGGGCACAATCCTTAATCTCTTCGAATAACATCAAGTCTTTAGTAGGATAGTTTGCCCGTTCAAAGCGAATAGATGCAGAAGTAAAGGCAAAAGGTGATTTTCCTTTTTCAAGTCCGTAAGTGTTCTGGAATTCTGTAAGGATTTCCTCTTTTTCTTTCGGAGTGATAGGGTTTCTACCCCCGGCGTCCTTTGCGTTGTCATTAACCCACATTCCAAGCGCACCGCCTTTTTCAATTAGGTTTCTTCTTCCGGAATAGGCTGCATTGAAATTGCTTATCTGATCACCAAGCGGATAAAGTCTGCTTTGAAAGATCCCATTAACCGATTGAGAAGCATTTATGCAGTTATCGTACCAGGTGATTAATTCGCTTGGTTTTACTGTTTTGGCAAATCCAGTTATCCGATACTCTGAAATGATCCCTTCGATTTCACTTTGCAGATATGTCTTACCTGTGTATCTTGGTTCAATTAACCAATTAGGAATGATATAAAGGGACTTTGCAAATGTCTTATCTCCACCTACGGGGACAAGCGGAAGTATATAACACACCCCGAATATATCCCTGAAAGCATAAGCCTGGGTAATGAACTGTCCCCAATCCTGTAATGGATTTGGACGTTTAAGCAAAGAGAACAAAGGATTAGAGCCTTTCGTTACTTCGTTTCCTTTGTCGTCCTCAAAGCACCACCGACCGTTACGGAGGTTATCACCCCTCTTTGTTACGATTGAAGTAACAATAGGGCAAAGCGAGTAGGCCGCTGCCTGTCCTGAAATGGTCTGGGTCTCGTAAATCTTTGCATTGAAGGTGATACCAAGTTTCCCAGATATTTGTTGCCAATAGGTGTAGTCGGTGAGTTTAACAACAACGGGAGTGCTGTATGACTTTAATCGTTGATCCAGCTTAATCATTTTACTGATAAGCTGGTCTGGTGATTGCTTAAATGAAACCGGGAAACGGAACTGAAAACCCATAACCTTGTTTAAGTTATGGGCCACAAATATACCCTTTTAAATTACATTTGTCAACTAATAAATTACAAAACTACATTTTAAACTGTTTTTATCGTAAAACAAATTTAATTTTAGTAAATATATTTATCATTGACACTCAAGCGGATAGTCTCACATCATCAGTATAGAAAACACCTGAATATTTTTGTTGATAAATTTATCTATTGCCGGAAGAAATGGGAGTAAATTCCGTATTTAATCGCGTCAAGTAAATGCTTTGCACGGTATTTGGGGTCAGGTAGATTGACAATGTTTGAACTCGATCCATCGTAAGACAGCACCTCTTGCCACTTATACCCTGATCTTTCTTCGCGAATCCAGTTACTATCTGAAGTGTAATAAACATCAAACTGTTTGACCTTCATTATCCCATTCTTAATTGAGCCGGGGCCTTTCTCTGCCATCCAAACAGGGATCCCAAGCGATCGAAGTTGAGCAACCTTATCCGGGTCATGTTCAGAGTAAAAAGCCATCCCCGGTTCAAATCCGCTCTTTGTCATCACTTCGATAATAGCGTGTTCACTCAACCCCGGAGTGTAGCATATCTCTTTTACATAGATAGATTTAGGCTTTACAAACCTCATTTTTACTATCGCAGTAGGATCAACGGTATATCCGTAGTCAATAGCCCATATTTCTTCGTCAAACGTCTCAGGTAGTTTGTCAACCTCTTTCCAATTAGGGTAAATAATCCCTTTGATGTCTCCTGTTCTCCCGCGAGCATAAACCCACCATAAATCTTTGTCCTCGATTCCTTCTATTTCGTCGTGCTGCTCCTCGGTAAGAAATGGATTGTGCCTATGGTCTGAAATGATATACTCAACGTCCGGCCTGCCGATAAGTTTTTTATGAACCCAAAATGAAGTAGTTGGATTGTAATCTATGCACACACTCTTTGACCGGATCATAAGTTGCCAGGCTACCGTCCAGGGGATTCCATTTGCTTCGTTTATGAAAAGGTCATCACGCTTTCCGCTCTTAGCATCCTGTTCGTTTTCAAAGGCTGTAAATTCAAGTATTGAACGGTTTTTAAAAGTGAACTTCCGGTCAGTCTGGTTGAAGTCTTTAATGAAATATTTTAGTTCTTTCGATTCATCATAAATCTGGTTGGCCATTCGCATTGCCCCTAACTTCAGGTTGGGTATGTCCTGTCCCACAACCGTAGAGACTATACCAGGGTTTTCAACGCACCTTACGAACCGAGATTGCAAAATAGCATAGGTCTTTCCGCTTGAAGTGCCCCCCTGGTGAATTATATACTTCTTTTTACTGTTAACGGTTGCTATGTAAAGAGGCCCGGTTGTGAATAACATAATTTTGCAGCTTTCTTTTGAGTTGTATCATCCTTACTTTTCCGCACCTTAAACACTTTTCAGTCTGGGTTTTGTAATCCTTCTCCCAGACATGGTTGCATTGTTTCTCCATTGATTAGCTTTTTATCCTGTATTTCTGATTCTGAGTGAAGAAGCGGAAGAGCGATATTAACTACTCCGACTTCGATTTTATGAGTTAATAGGTTTCCTTCGATTTCAATTTTCGACGGTGCGTCATAGCCCATGAGTTTTGAAATTGAATCTAAAGCCTTCTGTTTGTCATACAGCCTTATCCGGATCATCCTTCGCTTTTCGTTCGTTTCAATACTCTGAATACATGCCATTTGATCAGGGGATAAACTGTCAAACTTCTTCCGGGTGATCCAGGTATCATGCAATTCCTCCATTGACGAAAAAGCAATTTTCTTATGTTCGTCAAGAATTTTGCCCTTTGAAATTTGCAATACCTCTTCAAGATTCCCCTTCAATCTTTCGATTTCATTTTTTATATGAAGTTTTGCTAAGTTCTGAGCGGCTATTTCTGTTAAACAGTTTTTGCTGTACCCTGCTGACTTTGCCGCCTGAGTTCCATTATACCCATTTTTTATGAAATAAACACAAAAAGCCTTTTCTTTGTAGGTTAGCTTTTTGACTTTTACGATTGTCATAACTTGCTGATTAAAATTTCGGGATTGAGTTTTTTCATCCTGTCTATAATGACCTGACAATATTTGGGATCAATCTCGATCATATTAACCCTCCTGTTTAGTTGATTGCCGGCAATGATGATCAGTTCTCCTGTTCGGTCAGAAAGAATAACAGGGCGGGCTTCAAAATAATCAGGATTGTCGTTTATCGACTTTACAAGTTTCTTGAAATCATCATCCTTTATGACCCTCGGATTATTCGGAAGCTTTTTGAGATCTGAAAGTTTCCGGTAAATAGCCTGGCTATTACCGGGTTTTGTTGTTTTACTTGATTTCATGGGTTACAAATGTAATCTATTATATTGCTGTTGTCAATAGGAAAATCAACTTGTTAATTTTTAATTAGACTTTTAGGAGAAATAATTTGGAAACATCTTATGAAGTAACCTGTGTTCCATAATTGATTGTAATTGATGTATGGCAAATACCCATTCCTGTACCTCCATTATATGACCATGATCCAATTTCATAAAATCATTATGCAAGTCGATTATTTTTTCCATAATTTTTTTTTCATCGTCTGAAAATGGAACTTCGCTTAATATGTTGTCCGTCATTTTGTTATGCGTTTTTCTCATTCTGTTTCTGTTTTAATTTCCGGATCGACTTTTTTAACTCTTTCCATTACAACCTCGTGCTGATCCTTTATCGACTTGATGAAATTCTTTACTTCAGCGGGGTTTGATATGTCGAGCACCCCGGAAATGATGACTAACTTCCTGTTCTGATTGGAAATGTCAATGTGAGTTATTATGAATGAGTTTGTTTCGAGAGACATATTATTTCATTGTTAGTTCTTCTCCGGTTAAAGCAAAGTAAAGATTTTGAAGTTGGTGAACGTGATGAAGCGTAATGGAAATGTGCCTTCGACAATCGCCACAATAACAATAAAACCCATTATCGGCAATAGTTATATTTATAAACTTTTTTTGAAAACATCCCTTCCCCTTACTGGAAGAA